CTCTTAGATGTGTTCGGATCCCATAGGTGAGTGAGTGATTAATTCACTCACCATCAAAGGGTAAGTCCGACATCCCCAAGGAACGTGGCCTACAGGCTACGCGAATCCTCTAAGCAATCGAAGAAGACAGGACGCCACGGAGGGTCATCCCACCTGTAAAAGTTTTCTACAGGTGTGATTCTCCAGAAGCGTGTCTTACTTTCTACCTGCTTTAGACCCCCTTTGGGGTTGGTAACTGGAACTCCCAGAAGGGATACCAGGTACCACAGCTGTAACGACCAGTTGTCGTCTACAGGCTTCAACGGTTTAGGTTTAAACCGAAGGAGTTGCAGACGCCAATAAGGCCGTTGCAGGTCAGGGTCGAAACGCTTAAAGCGTTCTCCTAGATCTGGCGGCGCATGGAAATAGTGATCGTAATGAACACTCTTCCCAGCGTACCAGGTCAGGAACTTCTCTCCAGCAGGAAGGTCAGGGGGACCAATGAATGGTCTCTTAACTAACCTGTAGAGATATTCACAGAGATTGTGAAATTTGAAGCCGACACGTTGCCTTAAGAAACGATTGAAGAGGTTGTAAGCCTCCTGATCGTTCTTCGGGCATCTCCTGACGTAGACCGGGCGGACATCGACTCCCGAAAGGAAGTCAGTGCCACAGGTTTCACGAAACGGACCAAAAGCAAAGCTCTTGTCCTTGTTCGTTTGAAACCCTACGAACTTCAGTACTTCATAGAGCAGTAAAACCGCTCTCGGATCTATGATGATGTCATCACCGTAGACCCGAAGGACTGAAAGGTCGCCACCCGCCTTAATCGTACAAGCCTTAGCAATAGAGTAGAAAATTATAGACTCTAAGGGGAACGTGAAAGCGTTACCCATCGAGCTAAATTTATCATACTTGTGCCAAGACTGTCCTTTATCGAGGGTATATTCCTGTGAACGAAGATCGTCCATAAGAGTGAACCACGACTTAGGAACTAGCCATCGAACCACCTCGTAACTTACACAATCAGAAGCCATGGATAGGTCAACGGTAGCCGCGTGAAGCGGCCGCCATGAGCCTACCCTGGCAGGGCGTCGATTTGCGTCTTGATTTGTTAGGTTTACGCCCCAATGGCGTAGTCTACCTTTCAAAACGCTATCAATGCCTTTCTGAAGGTATACGTTCAGAGAGGGTTCAACAGCTATAGTACGATCTGTCTCTGCTGTCTTTGGGACAGTAGTGACACGATTGCCCCTTACAACTTCGTATTGGCATTCCTCGCTAATCAGGGTGTGTTTCCACAATTCCTGGTTATTGAGTAGTACCTTTACGTAGGGAAGGGCTTCTGCAGTGAAGGTCTGGAGGCCACCTACTTTGTAATAAAGTAAAGTGTCATCTTTTCCTCTACTGCCGAAGTTGAGGCCTGGTCCAAAGCCACCCTGCTCACAGATTCTATGAAATGTGAGACGTGTCAAAGGCCCAAACATATCGTTAGATATGGATTGAGCCAAGTTAAGAACTTCTCGAACCATTGCTGGTATACGAGAAGGATAACTACGGAAGAAGCGAAGCCGCTTATTAGTAATTCTACAGACCTTTTCAGATCTGGCGAACGTTCTAAGAGCAGCCTCTTTCCTCCCGTGCACGTCACTGCCAGGTAGGTCGGTATTCTTCTTAAGAAGAGCCTCTACCTGACGAAGTGCAGAGTAGCGAAAGAAACTTGACATGCAATCAGCTCTGTCAAGTTCACCTTGGACATAGGAGAAGATCACGCGTGGGCAACAATAATTGCTACTAATAGCAGCATTATCACGCTCATGCAGAAACCTTTCCAAGTCCAGGTGGCAGGCCCGAATGAGACCATCAAGGTGCGAAGGAGTCTTAAGATTCCTTCTATCTGGCTTAGCCATGCTAACCTCCTTTTGAAACAGATCCACTTCGAAGACATACTACGTCTCCCTATCAGGTTTTAGTCCTGACCAGGAATTCGCAGGTCGTCAACGAAGTCCGACGCGATCTCGGCGTCACTGAAAACAGTGCCAACGAGATCAACCATCGCCTTGACGTCGGTAGCAGATGCTTCCAACGGCCAGGAGATGTTAATGTCGACCACGGCCTTCTGCGTCAGGGGCACATTGTCAGCGTCCAGAAAGGACCTGATGATACGCACCCTTACAGAAGGTTTCGTGAAGGATCCGTTAACAAGAGAAGGGACCTTGCGATCAAAGATCACAAGGTAGTTTTCTTGCACGGTGTGGCCATCTACCCTGTAAATGGTCTGATTCTGGTTCGCGTTGCCATCTTTGGTCCACGTTCCAGGTACGGTAAAGTCTGCCATGTTGGCAAGCTCCTTACTTGTGGGTTATCGATCAGTGTTCCAACTCAGTTTCCGGAAGAAGGATCGCCTTTCAGCGACATCTTCCCCTTCCTCCCTGTCTTTCCAGTTTCCTGAAGAGACAGAAAGGGAGGTAAACTCGTCACGAACACGCTCGGCCGCAAGCGAGAGGACTTTCTCAGTTAAAAGAAGGTCTCTCTCGTACGGTGACAAATCACGGATTATCACACTTCCGAATTCCAATTTTATCTCAGAATCTGGGATAGAATGGTCTTCGAAAAGTTCTAACTGTGTCGCATCGTCCAGAAACTGGACATATACGCCATTGTTAGATACTGTGATAGCGTAAGAGTCGCCTTTGAGGGTAAGTTTGCTCATGATAAGTTCTCCGAAAGGATGAATTGTTGAACATTGATCGGGTCTTAAACCCGGTTAGTTTTCATGATTCCTCCCAAAATCTTAGCCCATCTAGCAAAGAAGATCGTGGACAAGTCCAAAATCTTCAGGCTATCAAGGTTAAGCTTAAAGGAGAGTGAAGCAGAGGGAGAAGCCGGTTGCCTGTTCACTGAGGTATTTGTAATACCGCAGCTTAAAGCAGTACCCGGGCTCTTGGTCTCGTAATACCACCCACTGGAAGGATTCCCAGTTGTGGCAGGAACCATAGTAACGTCGGTCGTTATGACTTCCGTTTCCTTGGTCCACGCGCCCAAGAGATTCTCCGTAGCGAATGGAGAGTAAGCCTCTATCACGTCACCGATATTGGTAAACCAATCGATGATAAATGAGAAAGGAATTACTTCCCAGGTCGTGACTAAAGGGTCTAACTCGAAGATATCATCGAGGAGACTCTGTAGTATAACTCCAGCGCGAACATTACGGGTAGCACTTTGAGTTACCTCAAAAGTGCAAGGATCCCATAATGCAGCCTGCGAATACGGCGAGTATCTTCTCATGTATTGGTTAGCCGGACTGTACGACTGTACAGTATGACTAACAACGGCCTCATCTTCTGCATATCCACGAATGAACGTGGATTTCCAGTCGTTGAGCCGATCAATAGCTTGATTGATACCCGCTATATCGTACGCTAGGATACGCCAGCCGTATCGGGCTTCTAACCAGGTAGATGAGAATTCACCTATCGGGTCTGAAGACTTACCGATCGTGCCAGCAATCTTTTCGGCACGATTTAACGTGCGCTCGCGAAAGTTACGAATGAGATCAACAGTCTTTCTGAACTCAACCAGAAAAGTAAGGACATCAAATCCCCGAGACCTAGCTTGTGCTAGAGCCTCGGTGAGAAGAGCCGAACTGTCTGGCCAAGACGGATAAGACCCACTATATGGAGGATTGAATTGGCTACTGTAGTGCCAGAAATAGCACGAAGCAGCAACCGCTCCAATCCAGGTCTGGTAGTAAACCAGATTTCCATTATAAGTGATATCCCAAGTCATCGAGGCGGGGTCGTAGTAACTACTACCCTTACTCTGGACCATCGGATTCACAGGTAAGAACTGACCTCTCCGCATTGCTGCGAAGTAACCAGGGCTCACCTCATCCGTCATGGTCTCACTCTTGTTAAAGGAATTGTCATTAGCAACACTTTGGTAAGTGCTGCCATCAGACGCCTTTATAAGAGTGGATGATAGAGGGAAAACGTTGTTAACATTCCTAGACCTATAACGCTCTGTCATGTCTATGACCTCTGCAAGTAGACTTAACCGAGACTAGCCGGATTGAAGGCAAGCATGATGCTCACTTCGTCAACCGGGGGCGGTCTCTCGTCAAGGCTCAGGTACATTCCAGCGCCACCCAATAGGGCAGCAAGGAATACCTTAATTGCCTCGTAAAGAGCACGCCTCCAATTGAAGTTGCGAAACATTGTGCAATACCTCCTTTCCATCAGTTTCGGTTACAGACCCCGTACTCGAGCTAAGCTCAATTACAGTAGCCTGTGCTACTTAGGACGGCTGTATTCAGCCAACCATAGGTGTTAACCTATGGCGGACGGCACCCACAGGGGTGCCG